CTGCTCTGCTGTATTTTCAAGCATAGCTTTTAGATTAATCAACTGCTGAACAGAGTTTGATAAAGTAAAGTCAATTTGTTGGAACTGATTAAATCCACCAACTTGTTGACCTTCCTGTTTAGTATTGATTGGAATAACACCTGAGTTTTTTGCATGGAAAAATACATCATCCAATGAAACACCGTTTGGTTTCTGAGACGTATCGTAAACAACAGCTTTACCACCACTACGAGCAAGTGTTAACTCTATGTGATACATTACAATATTATATAGTATTTGGATGTTTTTTAAACTATCAACTATACTTAAAGTTATACTATCGATATTATTTTTTATAACACCAACATAAGGTAATGGAGCTACAGCATAATTATCTTCTCTTCGTATTTGATTCGGAACACTTCTTGCATTTACAATGATGTCATGCCCAATCATTACAGCTCCCCAAATATCTGTGTAAGCTTTTTTCTCTACATTATCTCCTGCTTTAATTTTATAGTCATCAGGAAGTATTTTTCTAAAAGGAACTTCAGGGTCAAATTTATTTTCACTTAATTTTACTTTAAGCATTTTAATTGACTTCCAATTTGATTGTATTACTCTAATCCTCATCGGAGAGTTAGCGTCTTCTTTGTAATAGAACTGAAAAGGTTGGTTAAACTTTTGTAAAGAGTCTCCACCTTCATATCTCATTTTTTCTATAGCAACTACTTCAAGCTCTGTTAGATAATCTCCAAACTCATCAATGATTTCATTAATAGTTAAGAATCTTTCTTCAGCAACCCAGGAACTATCCTGTAATGTTTCCGAATCAGAACTTATATCCCAAATTAAAGAACGAGGGTCAACTCTTCTTACAAATGGGTCTCCTTGCTTTACTGAACAATGATAAAACTCTTTTGAGTTAATACACATATCATAAAGACCTTTTTTGAAAACGTGCTGTAATTGATACTTGCTTATAAGATGTAGCAAACCAATAAATGTTAATTGCTCTACCTGCTCTCTTCCATTAAGCTTTAGGAACTTATCAATATCTTCAGGCATTTCCATACCCACATCTTCATCTTCAAATTCCATTCCGAGCTCTTGCTCCATCTCTCTTCGAATGTCTCTCATAAGCTTTTCAGCCACAAGAGCAACTTTCTTATCAAGCTTTTTTACAACAGCAGCTTCGTTTACAGCTTCTACAGTAAAATCTAAAGGTTGAGACATGAACTCACCAACCAATAAATCAATCTTTGGAGCGATTATAGGATGGTTAACAAGTCTTGCAGGTGAACTTATACCATACGTGTTTGTAACGTATTCGAACTGCTTAGTATCAAATACACCGTTGTATAACATATAGTTTTCGTAATCTTTTTTACGTTCACGATTAAATTTAGTAGTGTAGCTTTGATAAGCTAACATAGCTAAAATATTTTGTTTACACCATTCTTTAGTCTTTTGACTATCAGGAATGTTTTGTTTTGGGAATACTGTTTGTGTCGTCATTATAAATTACCTAATAAACCTTTATTACCTGTTATGCCAAGTGGGTCATATTTACTCTTTTGGCTTTGAAAACTTTTATTGTTTGTTACAACCATCCTACCGTTACTATCCATGCTAAAGGTAGGTAAAAAATATTCATTTTTAGCTGCAACATCTTCTGCTGCTATAACTCTTTGATTTGAATTATCTGCATCGTGCATTAACACAATACCAAAAGCCATAGCCATATCGGTATTTCTTACTCCGAACTCTGCTAAATCTCTAAGCAAATCGTAGAAGTAAATACTCTCACTATGTTTTTTTATGTACTCATCAATCATTTCTATCAATAAATTCTTTTGATAAGATTTCATGTGAACACCATATTTATTCGATACCTTACTCCAAGGAGCTTCGGCACTAATTGGTCTCTCTTTAAGGAACTTTGTTGCTTTCTGTTTTATAAACCAATCAAAGAACATCTCATCTGTGTACTCTACAAGAAGCTTAGCGTTGTAATATGCTGCCAATTTTAAATTGTTTTCAAACCAAATATCTTTTGTATAAGGTCTATCAACATACATAGCTATAGGTAAATAAGTTTCCTCATCCATTGTATGCCATCTTCTAAAAATTATAGCACACCCTTTAGACTCTGAACTCGGAGCGTCTGTCTGATAGTATGAATCGACAGCACCTATATCAAGATTTAAAATATCCTTCCTTGGTTCTTGCATTATTTGAACATCCCCTTCATCGTCAAGTATAAACTCAACTTCAAGCTTGTTTCTATTTTTCCATTCTAATCTTCCTCTACGAATAAGACCTTGCATTTTTTTACTTGCAAGTATGCTCGCCATCTGAGTATTAATTTTTTCTAAATCAAAAGGAGATTTGTTAGATTGCATGAAAGCATCTTCAGGTTCAAGTGGATACTCTTGTAGATGTAAATAGTAGGCAGATTTATCTTTCCCTTTACGTAGCTTCGCTCTTCTCTCTTCGAAATGTTTCCTTGCTCCTGCCTCATCACTAATTCCTTTCTTGACATCAAAAAATCCATAAAGACCTTTACTTGCAGGAATGAAAAATTGTTTAAGATTGTACGTTTCATGTTCGTACCACATCTTCATAAAGTCATCAGACTTATTCATTACGTTTGAAGTACCACCGACAATCGGTACACCGTATTGTACAGCACCATCTTTAAAACAAGGTTCTGAAGATATGTAAGCTCTAATAAGGTTTTTCGTTTCCCCTGCTTCTTCAAATATCATCATACCTAAACGCTCACCCCTGAAAGCATCAGGATTATCCATACTTCTAAAATGAATTATAGACTTAACCCCTTTCTCTACCCAAACACCATTCTCTTTCAGCTTGTAACCTGATTGCATCATAAGGTCATTATCTTTCAAATCCTTACGAAGTCTAAACTCAAGTGGTAGCTTATTCCAAGAGTTCAGTATTTTAGTCCTTACTGCTGTAACGTATGCAGGAGTAGCAGCACCAACACCAATTTCATTGTGAGCAAAAAATGTCCACTCATACAAAGCAAGATTTGCATTCATATAAGAAAACCCTTTATCTCTCGCCTTTAAAACTATAAGACCTTTACCTTCTTTTTTACAATCATATACTGCTTGAAAGTATTCGTGGTCTAAATCTCTATACCAAGGAGCTTGTAGTTTTTTTCTGTTTGTTTTTTCATCACGAGCTAAGATTTTACAGAAGTTTAAATAGAAGTAATACGCACCTGGAATGTGTACACCACCTTGAGGCTTGTAACCATGAAGACACCTATCTATTTGCTTAGCCCAATACTGATTGTATTCTTTTGAGCCTTTTTTCAAATTAGGTATCCCTTCTCTTATTACAGGTGAATATTTTAACATATTAAATTCCGTTTCCGTAACCTCCGTTAGTTGTCTTTGCTCTTTTTGATGTTCTTTTTTTAGATGTAGGAACTAAACCTCCTTTTTTATAAGATACAGGAACTAAGCCTCCTTTTTTATAAATAATCTCAGTTTTAGGACTACCTCCACCTAATTCCTCAGTAGCCATTCTTTTAGCTTCCTGACGAGAATATCCTTCTTTCTTGAAAGCTCTTTTAGTTTGTCTAAATTCTTTGCTCATTTTTTCACGCTATAATTAGGGTTAGAAAAAGCTTTATCATACGTGGACATTTGTCTATCGATAGTTTTAACCTTTCCGTACTTAACTGTGTCTCCGTTTATGTTCTGTCTTACAGTAACATCAGGATTATCTCCTTTATTAGTTTTTTTCTGTGCCATAATATTTATTCTAACATTTCCTCTAATAGAGATGCTTCTCCACCACCACGCATTTGGTCTTCCTCGTCTTTTTGAAGAATCATTTTTTTTATCTTCTCACGAGACTCTGTAATTTTTTCAAGACCTATCATTACTCTTTGAAGCGATTCTGAGTTTTCAGATTTTATAGGCATATCCATAATATACTGATTGTATTCTGAAATCTTTTCCGTGTAAACATTGTACTGCTCCCTTAATGGGTCGTACTGTAATCGCTTGTATTTATCAATAGCTGTCTTTAGATGCTCGTTCTTCAATTCTTTAACCTTTGCTACAGGTTTACCAAAAATATCATCACACAGCTCTTCTATTCGCTTTGACTCAATCATCTGTCTATACGGAGAAGAGTAATCACAAAGCAATACAACGTATCGAATAAACTTATCCCCAAGCTCTTCGTGTACTTTACGCAGCTCAGGAATAAGTCTAAAGGTGTCGTCTTGTAGGGTAACATCTCCATCTAATTCTATACTAAATAATTGTCTCAATTATATTCCGTATTTACCATGAGATTTAACATCTTGCTTATCGACAGCATTTTTAGGTACGTGATTATACAAGTTACCTGAACCTGTTCCTGGCTTAATGCTTGATTCATGAACTGTTGAACCGTTCTTTTTACTACCTGTGAGCATAGCTCCTTTTTTTGCGTCTTTCATAACTATATAAATTAAATATTTCCAAATAAATCATCTTCTACAAGCTCTAAACCTGCTCGACTCTTAAAATACAAATGTAAGTAAAATAATGGACTATCATTCCTAATAGCTATACTAAGCTTATGGTCTAATATTTTAACTCCTAATCTGTTTAGTCTTGCAGCTTCTAAGGATAATGTTCTTATGAGAAGAAAAAAATCTTCGCAAAAATAATCCTGTTTGTAAACTTCATCTGTTAACTTAACCATACTCAAAATTAAAAAAAAATTTTCAAACACTTGACTTTTAAAAAAATTTAGAATAACTTTACTCCGTAGTTTACTCCACTATAGTAATCTGCACTATTACTTCACTATATTCAACAGTTATGTTTAACACTACGAGTGCTATTACTCTCGGTACTTCTTTAGAGAATACACGAGAGAATACTAAAGTAAAATATCCAATTTATTTTGCAGAGGTTACAGGGCGAATTATGGCTCAACCGAAAATTACGAAAGCAGGTAGAATGTCAAAGCCGAAAGAAATTTTTTTTAAGGAAAAAATAGTTTTAAAATGCCACCCTGGAACTCACAACCCTGTACATATTAGGTCTTATCACTTGAGTACAAAGTTCGGAAGTTTAAAAGATAAGAATGTTGTTTACGATAAAATTGTTATATTGAACCCTGAAAGCAAAAATTACAGTTACGTTAAAGATTAAGTTTATGAATTATGTTAATGATTTACCACAGTTGGTAAAGATTCCTGGAATGGAATACAAGGTTGGTATAGATGTCAACTATCACAAAGATACGGAATACTTCGGTTTTGCAGTTTTTGAGCAAGACGGTAGAGGTTCACAACGTATTGTACAACAGCAAGTTATAAAAAACTCTGAACATAGAGTGGATGAATTTGCACAATCAATAGAAAATTTTTACGGTATAAAACTAAAACCATCTGAGGATGCTCCTTACATTACTCCTGACGATATAATGTTTTTAGAGAGTGGAGAAGAGATGATAACTACAACTCTCTCAGGTAAGCAATATATTTCAGGTGGAGATGACGTTGAATACGCAAATGAAGTAGAAGATGAGTGATAAAATTAGAGTTCAAGGAAAGGAGTTCGGAGTAGCTTCTATAGTTTCAAAATTTAATTGGAATCAGCAAGTTTTTTTTCTTAAAGAAGTAAATATTATCGAAGGAAAGGTAATGGGTGTTAGAGGTGATAAAGTTGTAGGATACGATTCAAGAAATATAGAGATAGGTGTAGTTGTTACTTCAGGAAATTTAGAAGCAGAATTTTGGATTTCGGAAGGAAATGTCTTTTCATCTAAAGATGACCTAATCAAAAAAATTACTAATGGATAAGTTAAAAGCTCTTTGGAGTGTAATGAAGAAAATGTTATTAATCAAAACAAACAAATATGAGTGAACACGACAGACCTGTGCAAACAGCAAGGCAGTCTAACAAGATGTTGGATGAGATGTTAAATACATTTAAGGAGTGTATGGAAATCGCAGAAAGAAAGAACCATGATTACGGTGGTGTAAAAGAAGACCCATTTGCTAACTTCAGGAACTCTACCATGGCAGGTGTTTCTGTAGAGAGAGGAATCTTAGTTAGGTTAGCCGATAAGATGTCAAGAATATCTACACTACTTGACAGAGACCCACGAGTTGTAGAAGAGTCGGTGAACGATACGTTGAATGACGCTATCAATTACCTGGCAATATTAAAAGCGTATAGAACTTTAAATAAATAGTCATGAGTAAGTCAAGTGCAAAAAACAAGTTGGTAGTCCTTAAAGAATGGATGCACATTAACGGAATTAAACAAACTGTAAAAAAGAAATCAGAATGGATAACAGCAAGCAAATGATTAGTTATATAGGGGTTAAAGCTATTAAGGCTACCCCTATGACAAGAAAAGAGTATTGTGATTACAGAGGGTGGGAAGTTCCTTCTGATGAAGACCCAAATGAAGAGTTGTATTTAGTGGAGTATCCTGTTGATTCAGAGTCAAGACCAAATCATCCTAATCATGATGGTTATGTATCAATGAGCCCTAAGCACGTTTTTGATAAGGCTTATATTCAAGTGGAAGGAATATCTCATATAGACCATGACCCAAACCAACCTGAGCATATGGCAAGAGTAGTTCTCGAAGCAAATGAATTAGGAATTAAAGTTGTAAAGCTGAGAGAGTTCTTTCTAACAGACATCTTTGTTCAGTTAGGTGGTGCAGAGCAGCAAAGAATGCTTAATCAGGAGAAAGCTATGACAGCTTATTGGATTATACTTAAAGAACGTATAGATGCAATCGGATAAAGTTATAATTAAGCCCTCTAAGGAGCAATTAGGATTTATTAAGGAGTTATCTGCAGTTGTCAATTATGATGGCTGTAGATACGCTCATATACCCTACTTCTTTAAAGCTAACGGTGATGGCACTATAGAACTACTTAACTTCAATGATATACCTGAGAAGGTACAGAAGCAATTAGAGCACCTCTCACCACTCTTAAAAGTATTGTGATTAGTTGTCTCCACCGTGTGTAGCAAG